TTGTAGATAGCTTAGTAACAGCTTTAAATAATATACTTCCAAGAGTAGAAACAATATTCGAAGGACTAAGTTTACTAATTACTAATCTTCTTAATATACTTTTAGAGAAAATAGTTCCTATGGGAGTAAAACTAATTGAAAATCTAATAACAGGAATGACAGAAGCCCTACCAGATATAATGGCGAGTATGAATAAAGCAATAAGTACTATACTTACTACGCTAGTTTCATTACTACCTAAGATATTAAATATGGGCTTACAGATAGCAGGATCTTTAATAAAAGGAATAGGAGAATTACTACCTACTTTAATACCTTTAATTGTAGAAACAATATTAAATCTAGTAGAAACTGTTATAGATAACTTAGACCAGATAATAGAAGCAGGAGTTCAATTAGTTATGGGCTTAGTAGAAGGAGTAATGACAGCAATACCTAAACTACTAGAAAAAGTACCAGTAATAATTGAAAAATTATTAAATGCTATATTTAATAATCTACCTAAGATATTAGAAATGGGTATTAACGTAGTTCTTAAATTAGTAGAAGGACTAATACAGGCAATACCTAAACTAGTAGAAGCAGTACCTCAAATTATAATGAGTTTATTAAATGCTATATTAACTAACATACCTAAGTTAATAGAAACAGGTATTACTTTAATACTTAAATTAGTAGAAGGTTTATTAGATGCAATTCCAGATCTAGTAAGTGCAATACCAGAAATAATAATTAACTTAGTAACAGCTATATTAACAAACATACCAAAACTAATAGAAACAGGTATTACTTTAATAGTAAAACTTGCAGAAGGTTTAATAAAAGCCATACCGCAATTAGTAAGTAAAATACCTCAGATTATAAGTTCTTTAGTAAATGGTATTATTTCTAATCTACCTAAACTATTACAAGCTGGAAAAGATTTATTAAATAAATTAAAAGAAGGAATAGTATCAGGAATAGGAAGCCTATTAGACGTAGGTAAAAACTTAGTACAGGGCTTATGGAATGGTATTAACAATGCTAAAGACTGGGTATTAGATAAAATTAGAGGACTAGGAAAATCAATTCTAGGAGCAATAAAAGGAATATTCGGAATACATTCACCTTCTACAGTAATGAGGGATCAAGTAGGAAAGAACTTAGCACTAGGTATAGGTGAAGGTTTCGAAGAAGAAATGAAAGAAGTAACAGCAGATATGCAAGATGCACTACCTACTAACTTTGATACAGATCTAAACGTAGGAAGCAATTCACTAGGAGCATCTTTTAACTTCGATAGTATGGTAGTAGCTTTTAAAGAGGCACTAAGCGATATGAAAATAGAATTAGACGACGAACAGGTAGGACGTTTCGTAGAAACTACCGTAACAAATGCGATATATAATTAGGAGGTGGTAGAATGAGAAATTATATAATTCTAAACGGAGTTAATTCAAATACAATTACAGGACTGTTAATATCTACACTACCACCTATTACTAAACCTAAAATAAGAACACAAACAGAAGAAATAGACGGTAGAGACGGAGATATAGTAACTAAACTAGGATACTCAGCATATGAGAAAGAGTTTCAAATAGGACTATATGGAGACTATGATATAGACGAAGTAATAGCATACTTTAATAGTGAAGGTACTGTAGTATTCTCAAATGAAGAAGATAAGTACTATAACTATCAAATATTAGACCAAATAGACTACGAAAAACTAATTAGATTTAAAACAGCATCAATAAAAATGCACGTGCAACCTTTTAAATATCCATTAGAAGAAGAACAGATCCAAGTAGATGCAACAGTAGTAGAAGCAGAAGGAACTAACCTAAAATTACAATATACTTCAGCAGGAGCTACAATAACAAGCGAGCTAAAGGGAGATACATATCAAGAGACAACTACAGGTAAAAACTTATTTAATAAAAATAATATCAATTTACTTAGTAATTATTATGTAGACGGTACAGGGAAAATAGTAGCAGGGTCTTATAATAAATTCAACTGGGTAAAATTAGAGCCAACAACAACATATACATTACAACAACCCAAAAAAAGTAACGTTACAGTAAGAGTGGGGCTATTTAGTAATCAACCAGAAGCTAATCTAACTGGAACAATTTTAGGAATATTTACAGGAACGACAGGAATAGTACAAACTTTTACAACAACTAGCACAGATATTTATCTAGGCTGGGTATATTGCAATACTAATAGCTTAGGAAATTATACAGAGCAAGAAATGGTAGACTGTATTCAAATAGAAAAAGGAAATCAAGCTACAGACTATGAAGAATACACAGGAGGAATACCAGCACCTAACCCAGACTATCCAGAAGCAGTTCAAACAGTTACAGGAAGTCAAAACATATTAGTAGAAAGTAAAAATATTTTTAATCTAACAGGCTTAAATATATCAGAAGGAGCAACAGCGACTTTAGATAATGGAGAAATAACTTTAAACTTGACGCAGGGCTTTAATTTAGACTTATCAAACGTAGTTTATAATTTAGTTAAGGGAACAAGTTATACTATATCTTTTAAACATAAAGGAGACGCTTTATATTTAAGAAATAAACAAGTAGACAGAAACACAAATATATTAGGAACAAATACTGATAGTGATTATACAACATATAGTATAACATTAAATAATATAAATGCTTTCGAGTTCAGGTTCGTTAGAAAAAATCAAACAGGCACAGCATATATAAGAGATATTCAAATAGAAAAAGGATCAGAAGTCACAGAATACGACTTATATCATAGTCAAAGTTACACAATAGATCTAGGAACTACAGAACTATGTAAAATCGGAGACTATCAGGACAAGATTTATAAAAACGAGGGAACGTGGTATTTATATAAAGAAATCGGAAAAGTAATCTATAATGGTAGCGAAACATGGACTTATAATTCAACAGCCAGTTATCAAGTATTTTATACTAACTTATCTGGCTATTTAAGAGAAACAGGAACTACAAGTATATGTAATTACTATCAAGCAAAAACAAATAACGTAGGATCTAGTGATGCTTATAGCAAAGGGAATAATACTACTTCATTATACAGAGGTAGCGATACAAACATAAATAGAATATATATAAGAAACGATAGCATAACGTCAAAAAACGACTTCCAAACATGGCTAGGAACACATAATACGACAGTTTACTACGTACTAGAAACACCAACAACAACAGAGATAACAGATAGCACACTACTAGAGCAACTAGAAGCACTAGCAGGAGCTACTACATACGAGAATACTACTAACATATCAGTATCAGGAAGTATGCCAGTTATCGAAAGTGCATCAACAAGTGGAATGCCTAATACAGTAATAACTAACATAGGAAATATCTATGCTAAGCCTTTAATAACGATATACGGATCAGGAGACATAGGAGTATATCTAAATCAGATACAAGTATTACAAATAGCACTAGGAGATAATGGAAGCATCACAATAGACGTATCGAAAATGGAAGCATACGATAAAAATACTCAGGTTTTAATGAATAGGCTAGTAACTGGAGACTATATGAAGTTCTTAATCAATAGTGGAGATAATAATATAGCCTTTAGTGGAAACGTGCTAGGCTTTACTATGGATAACTATACGAGGTGGCTATAATGATAAAAGTATTTCAAGCAATAGATAAAGACTATACTAGTAATGGAGATATAGTACTACAAACTATAAAAGCAAAAATAACTAAAGAAGATAACGGAGACTTCTATATAAGCATAGAAGCTCCGCTAACTTATATAGATTATTTAGTGCCTAATAATATCATAGTAGCCAATACACCACAGGGAGACCAAGCATTTAGAATAACAAACGTAGAAAATAATAGAACTAAAATAAAAATAAAAGCATATCACGTATTTTATGATAGCGAAAACTATCTAATTCAAGATAGTTACGTAGTAGATAAAAATTGTAATGATGCACTAGACTATTTAAACAACTCTACAGATAATACAAGCCCTTTTACAACAATATCAGATATTACTAAGATAGCTAGTTATAGATGCGTAAGAAAAAGCCTATATGAAGCTATACAAGTGCTTCTAGAACGCTACGGAGGGCATTTAGTAAGGGATAACTGGACTATAGGTATAAGAGCCAATATAGGACAGGATAACGGAGTTACAATAAGATACGGAAAGAACTTAAAAGATATAAAAGCTACTTATAACTGGGATAGTGTATGTACTAAGTTGCTTCCAGTAGGAAAAGAAGGACTATTATTAAATGCACTAGATCCGACAGCATCAGTATATCTAGAAAGTGCTACTCAGTATGAAATACCTTATACTAAGTCAGTAAACTTCGACCAAAACGAAATATCACAAGACGATTATAAAGACGAAGAAACAGGAGAAGTAGACGAGGAAGCATATACTCAGGCACTTATAAACGATTTAGCAGAAAAAGGACAAAATTATTTACAAAATAATTCAACTCCAGTAGTAAACTATACTTTAAATGCAAATGTAGAAAAAGTATCAGATATAGGAGATACAATTCAAGTAATAGACGAAAAACTAGGTATAAGTTTATTAACTAATATAATTAGTTATGAATATGACTGTATTTTAGATAAATATACTCAAATAGAGTTCGGTAACTTTACACCTACACTATCAGGACTTATGGGAAGTATAAATAATCAAATACAAGAAACAGTAGATCAAAGTACAGCAACTATACAAATAACACTAGGACAAGAGCTAGAAGATGCAACTAATAAGATATGGAATGCACTAGGAAATAGTTACGTTATTTATGAAGGAGATAAAATCTTAGTAGTAGATAGTCTACCAAAAGAGACCGCTAGAAACGTTATTATGATAAATAACGGAGGTATAGCATTCGGACAAAACGGAATAAATGGAACTTTTAATAGTGCGTGGACTATAGATAACGTATTAAATATGGAGCAAATAAACGTAATAAACTTAACCGCAGACTTAATTAAAGGTGGAACATTAAAATTAGGTAATAATCTAAATCAAAACGGACAATTAGAAGTATACGACGAGGCTAATTCATTGATAGCTCAATTAAATAAAGACGGACTAAAAATGTATGGAGTAGACGGATCATATATTTTAATGAATAATACCGTAGGTTTCTCAGGATATGACAGATTAGGTAATCAGATATACTGGGTAAGTAAAGACGAGTTTCACCAAAAGAAAAGTGTAGTAGAAGAAGAAATAACTCTATGTAATAAATTAAGATTTATACCTATTACA